GTGCGTCTAACCAAGCCCGCCAAGCGATCCTGTTGTGCAGCGGCGCTCGCACCGTCTTGCGCAATATCACCGCCCCCGCACAGTCCAAGCTCTATGTGGTTATCAACAGCACCACCGGCGGCTTCGGCGTAGTGATTCGAGGTGTCGGCCCCACCACAGGCGTGACCGTGGCCAACGGCAAGACCGCCGTGGTTGTGTGGAATGGCACAGACTTCGTGGAAGTGGCCCCCGCAGTAGCAACAACAGCTACCAACCTCGCAGGCGGCGTCGCAGGCTCCCTGCCCTATCAGTCTGGCGCAAGCACCACCACATTCCTTGGCATCGGCACCGCTAACTACGTGCTGACCTCCACCGGCACCGCGCCCACATGGACGCTGAACACCGGCACAGGCAGTGTGGTGCGGGCTACCAGCCCCACGATTACAACGCCGACGATTACGACCTCTGCCACCGTGCCCTTGCTGATCGGCGGCACGGGCACGACCAGCACGCTCACCCTGCGATCCACCAGCGGTGTGGGCACAACGGGCGCGGACATCATCTTCCAGACCGGCAACAACGGCGCGACGGAAGCGATGCGGGTGCTGAACAATGGCCGAGTTGGGATCGGCACTAATGCGCCCACAGCGGTATTGCAAGTTGGGTCAGGAAGCATCACGCCCGCTCTTGCTTCAGGTATTGCAGTGCAGGCGCTATATCAACCAAATATAAATTTCCTGTCTCCGGCAGCCACGGCGGTCAATGCAACCATCAACATTGGGGACGACGTAACCAGCAGCTTGGTGGTGGTTAAATATGACTACACATCAAAAGAGCTGGCGTACAACAATCAAGCAGCTGGCGGGTATCAAACGTGGTTTACAAGCGGCACTGAACGCATGCGGCTTACCAACGGCGGCAACGTCGGCATCGGCACCAACATCCCCGACGCGTTACTGACCGTTAATACGATTGCCTCGTTTGGTGACGGCGCTGTTGGAACACCTTCCATTGCTCACAAAGGCGACCTTAACACTGGCTTCTGGTTTCCGGCTGCGGATACGATTGCTGCATCTACCGCAGGCTCTGAGCGCATGCGGATTGATACCGCAGGGCTTGTCGGTATTGGTACCGCCAGCCCTAGCTCCCCGCTGACAATCGGCACAGCCGCATCCATCCCCTTGCTCATTAATGGGCAAACGACCGGCGCCAGCTACATAAGCATCACAAACACGGGTGGCACTTATGTTGCCGGGGTAAATAACAGCGCAGGCTCGGCAATCGGAAGTGGACTCGCCTATTCCGCCCTTGTTGGTACAAACAGCGCAACGGCATTGCAACTGACTACCAATGGCAATGCCCGCCTGACCGTTGACAGCGCGGGTCTTGTCGGCATTGGCATAACGGCACCCAATGCAACCTTAACTGTCGCTAGAGCGTTTAACAACGGCTTGGCCATTGTTGGGTTGACTGATACGGGCGGCGCAAACAACTCGTATTTGAGTTTGTACAACCGATCAGACGCTTGGCTATACGCCACTGCCAAAAACGGCACTGGCACCATTCGTCCAATTCGTTTTGCGATCAATGATTTTGGCGATGCTACAACGGGCGTTTCATTGGCGCTGGAAACAAATGGCAACGTGGGGATTGGCACCACTACTCCAACTAACCTCTTGTCCCTTGGAGGCAATGCTGCCCGCACGATCTGGATGGAGCGGCACACTACAGCTAATACAGCAGGTAACAACCTGACATTGCAGTCAGGTGGTGCAACAAGTGGGGCAACCGATAAGACCGGCGGTGCGTTGCTGTTGAGCTCGGGCACAGCCACCGGCACAGGCACGTCGATCATTACATTCCTGACAGCGACCGCTGGGTCAACCGGTACTGTAGATAACGCTCCGGCAGAGCGTATGCGTATCAATTCTATTGGAAACTTGCTAATCGGGGGAACTACGCCGCAAGGGAGTACACGAGTCGAATTGCTTGGAACGAACGACGCGACTTCAACAATTTCGCTTTACCGATCAGATTCAGCGCGACGAGCGATTGTTGGTGCTGACTATATTGGTTCGTTCACAAACAACAGCTTTGATCTTTTTACAAACTCAATCTCAAGGCTGTCTATCACCGGCGCAGGCGTAGTCAGCATTCAAAATCTCACAGCATCGCAAGCTGTATTTACCGATGCCAGCAAGAATCTGGTTAGCAACGCGATTACTGGTTCGGGCTCTGTAGTGATGAGCACCAGCCCAACGCTGGTTACGCCTATTCTTGGCACGCCGACATCGGGCACACTGACCAACTGCACAGGATTGCCTGTGGCAACGGGCATCTCTGGCTTTGGAACAGGCGTTGCAACCTTTCTTGCCACGCCTTCGAGCGCAAACCTTGCCGCTGCTGTGACAGATGAAACCGGCACAGGCGCGCTGGTGTTTGCTACAAGTCCGACCTTGGTGACGCCGAACATCGGCGCGGCAACGGGCACATCGTTGGCTGCGACGGGCGGCACGGTATTAGTTCGAGCGGCGGCCACTCAAGACGGTGTACAACTTCAAGGGCGTGCAGGCGGAACAGGCTCTTGGGAGGTCGCAATCACGCCTACAACGCTGACGGCAGATAGAACGGTCACGTTGGCGGACGGCAACACGACGTTGCAAGCTGGCACGATGGCAGTTACTGGAACGGGACTTAACCAGTTTGCGGCCACTACTTCTGCTCAATTGGCAGGTGTCATATCGGATGAGACCGGCACAGGCGCGCTGGTATTTGGCACTAGCCCGACCTTCACCACCTCCGCCACCGCGCCCTTGGTGATCGGCGGCACGGCTACAACCTCTCCGCTGGCCTTGCGCTCGACATCTGGCGTGGGCACCACAGGCGCCGACATCATCTTTCAGGTGGGCAACAACGGCGCCACGGAAGCCATGCGGGTGCTCAACAGCGGCAACCTAGGGATTGGGACGGCTACGCCTGGTTATCCACTGCATCTGAGCGGAACTACAGTGGGGGCCATCCGCTACGGCGTCGCGGGTAATACGGATACGACTGCCGGAGCAGGGGCTGGGTGGGCAGCGGTACATTCAGGTATTTCGACGGTTTTGACTGCGCGATCTGATCTGTCTTTAGGCCAAGTCGGCACCTTCTCTAATCACTCCTTAGCGTTTTATGTAAACACCACTGAGCGCATGCGGATCGACAGCGCAGGCAATGTGCTGTTTGATAAAACCGCAGCCAATCTCGGCAGCACAGGTATTGAACTTAAGCCCGGTGGTTTTGCTCAATTTACGGGAAACTTGGCAACCACCAATGAGCTGGTGAACTTCAACAACATCAATGCCGGCAACATTGCTTACGACATTGGCTTCAGGCAGCAAAGCACCATTGTCGGCTCCATCCGCACCAACAGCGCCTCGGTGTCCTACAACACCACCTCCGACTACCGCCTGAAAGAAAACGTGACCCCGATAGCGGGCGCACTGGCGAAAGTGGCCGCCCTCAAACCCGTGACCTACACGTGGAAAGTGGACGGCGAATACGGCGAAGGTTTTATCGCCCACGAACTGCAAGAGATTTGCCCCTTGGCAGTCACGGGCGAAAAAGACGCAGTGAGTGAGGATGGCAAACCCGTGCATCAAGGCATCGACCCGAGCAAGATCATCGCGCTGCTAACCGCCGCCATCCAAGAACAACAAGCTACGATCACTGCATTGACCACCCGTATTGCAGCCTTGGAGGCTAAATAATGAACGCACAAATCATCGCAGCATTGGCTCGCCATATTCTTACGGCGGTTTCAGGTGGGTTGTTTATCAAGTACGGTGTGGATGGCGGCGCGGCTGAGGCTATCATCGGCGGCGCGTCGGCGCTGGCCGGTGTAGGCTGGTCGATTTACGACAAGAAGAAGGGTGAGTAATATGGCTGTGACTTATACATGGGTGTTTAACCCGCTGGATGTGAAGCTGTCTGAGGATGGCTTGACCAATGTGGTGTATAACGTGAATTGGCGCTTGATCGGCACTGACGGCACGTACTTGGCCAATGTGTATGGCTCTGTTGGTGTGCCCGCTCCGTCGCCCGCAGCCTTCACACCTTACGATCAGCTTACTGAATCGATGGTGCAAGGCTGGGTGGTAGATGCCTTGGGAACCGAACAAGTGGCCCAATATGAGACAAGTATCGCCGCTCGAATTGCTTTGCAGCAAAACCCGGTTGATGCGTCCCTTTCACCTCCTTGGAGTAACACATGATTAAGCTCGAACTGTCTATTGAAGAAACTCAACTCGTTCTGGTGGGCCTGTCCAAGTTGCCCTATGAAGCTGTTGCTGCTGTAATCGAAAAGATTAAAGAGCAAGCCCAGCCTCAAGTGCAACCTGCGGAAGAACCCGCAGCAGAGTAAGCAGTACAATGGCGGTGAGCGGTCCGGCCTGCTCACCGTCGTGCAGTCAGCCGTGCCAGTGGGACTAAACTTCTACGATCACGGACTGACAAGTGAAAGAAAACTTCGACAAGGCGTTTGCCAAGCTCATCCGGCATGAAGGGTCTTATGTAGACCATCCGGCAGACCCAGGCGGTGCCACAAATTTAGGTGTCACTCAGCGCGTCTGGGAAGAGTGGGTCGGCCATACTGTCGACGAGAAGACCATGCGCGGGCTCACCCCGGAGATGGTCAAGCCGCTCTATAAGCGCAAATACTGGGATAAAGTCTGCGGCGATGATCTGCCTGCCGGCGTGGATTACTGCGTGTTTGATGCCGCAGTGAATAGCGGCCCCGGTCGTGCGATCAAATGGCTTCAGCAATCGCTGGGCACAACCCAGGACGGTGCCCTTGGCCCCAAAACACTCGCCGCGGCTAAAGCCGCCGACCCACAACTTCTCGTCGTTGGCTATAACGCCGTTCGCCTCGCCTTCTTGCAAGACCTTCCCACATGGAACACCTTCGGCAAAGGCTGGGGACGACGCGTGGCTGAGGTCAAACAAGACGCTGCGACCATGACTGCATAAGGAGGCATTGTGCCGCTAAAGAAATTGGTTTTGAAGCCGGGGTTAAACAAAGAAAACACGCGATACACCACTGAAGGCGGTTGGTATGACGGTGATAAAGTACGGTTTCGTTCCGGCTCACCCGAAAAAATAGGCGGGTGGGAGCGTATCTCATCGAGTACGTTTTTGGGTGTATGTCGTAGTTTGTGGAACTGGATTACGCTGGCCAGCCTGAATCTGATGGGTGTGGGCACTAACCTCAAGTTCTACATCGAGTCTGGAGGTAACTACAACGACATCACGCCTCTGCGGCTAACGGCTACGCTGACCAACCCCTTCACGGCTACGCTCAGTTCTTCCGTTATTACGGTGGCGCATACGGCGCACGGAAGCGCTACGGGCGACTTTGTGACCTTCAGCGGGGCTACCGGGCTGGGCGGCAATATCACTGCGGCGGTATTGAACAAAGAATACCAAGTCACGGTAGTGAGCGTGAATAGCTACACGATTACGGTGGCGGCCACAGCAATCGCAGCAGACGTAACTGGCTCACCGGGTGGCGGAGCTGCGGTCTCAGCGGCATATCAGATTGATTCAGGGCCAGCGTTCTCCGTGCCGTTGGTGGGCTGGGGCGCTGGCTCCTGGAGCAGTGGGTCATGGGGCCTTACTTCTGCAACGGATAGCATGCGCCTGTGGAGCCAGAATAACTTTGGCGAAGACTTGATCTTTAATCCACGCGGCGGCGGTATCTATTATTGGGATGCGTCGAGCGGATTGACCGCTCGGGGTGTGGCTTTGTCGTCTTTGTCTGGCGCCTCCAGTGTGCCAACCCTTGCCAACTTTATATTTGTATCCGACATCAGCCGGTTTGTATTTGCTTTCGGCACGACTGATTATCTGTCATCGGCGTTTGATCCCCTGCTGGTGCGCTGGTCAGACCAAGAAAGCGCTGTGAATTGGACGCCTTCGGTCACTAACCAAGCGGGCAGTGTGCGGCTGTCTCACGGTTCGGAGATTATCTCCTGCCTGCAAGCCCGACAAGAAGTTATCGTATGGACGGATTCGGCTCTATACGCACTGCAATATCTTGGCGCTCCGGATGTGTGGGGATCGCAGCTTATGGGCGACAACATTTCCATTGCAGGGCCAAACGCTATGGCACTTGCTAGTGGGGTGGTGTACTGGATGGGGATCGACAAGTTCTATAAATACAGCGGGCGAGTTGAGACTTTACGCTGCGACCTTCGCCAGTATATCTTTGATGACTTCAACTCCCTGCAACGCGCACAGGTATTGGCCGGCACTAACGAAGGCTTTAACGAAGTCTGGTGGTTTTATTGCAGCGATAGTTCCACGACCAATGACCGGTACGTTGTGTACAACTACAGCGAAGATATTTGGTACTACGGCACGATAGCACGCACCGCATGGATCGATAGCGGGCTGAGATCAAACCCTGTAGGAGCCACGTATCTGGGCAACCTCGTCAATCATGAAGTAGGCGTAGACGACAACTCAACAGGCACGTTGGTAGCGATTGAGTCCTACATCACCTCTGCGGAATTTGACATCGACGACGGCCATAATTTTTCGTTTATCTACCGAATGTTGCCGGATGTGACCTTCCGAGGCTCTACAGCGGCCAGCCCCAACGCGACCATGTATTTGCTGCCGATGACCAACTCTGGTTCTGGGTATAACAATCCTGCCTCGGTGGGCGGCAGCAACTCGGCAGTAGTTACGCGAATCGCTACGGTGCCGATTGAAGAGTTCACCGGGCAGGTGTATACCCGCGTTCGAGGCCGTCAGATGTCGATCAAGATGGAAAGCACCGGGCTAGGCGTGCAATGGCAGCTTGGCTCCCCACGAATCGATATCAGACCTGATGGCCGCCGTTGATATGTATACCGATACTAGCGCGTATGGTAAATTACCGGCTCCTATGTTTTGGAGCACTGTCATGCCTCGTTTTATTGATCGGACTGGACAACGTTTTGGGAAGTTGGTCGCGCTTGAGCGCATCGGAACGGACGCTTTAAAAAAAGTTCTTTGGCGCTGCCGATGTGATTGCGGGAACGAAGTTAGTGTTGTGGCCGGGTCATTAGTTACCGGAAATACGACTTCTTGCGGCTGCCTTATTCCCAACTTCAAACATGGCGGTTGGAACAAATCGTCGTACAACACATGGCGCGCCATGATGCGAAGATGCTACAACGCTAGAGACAAAGACTTTAAACGCTATGGATCTGTTGGGGTGACTGTTTGTTCAGAATGGCATGACTACAGCAACTTTGCCGCTGATATGGGTGAACCAGTGGGCACTCAGACCCTTTATCGAATTGCCGCAAATGGCGACTACACCAAAGACAACTGCCGTTGGGCTACTCCGACAATCCAAGCCAGAAATATTCGAGTCCGCAAAACGAGTAAATCTGGGTATACCGGAGTGCATTTGCGCAAGGGTAGGTGGTATGCCGAAATAACACACCAAAAGAAAAAGCACTATTCTCGGGTTTGTAACACTTTAGAAGAAGCCGTTGCCGCCCGCAAAGAACTTGAACGCATACGCTGGGGGGTAGCGTAATGGCACTCGTTGAAGCTCGCCTGCCCGCTGTGCCCAGCCTGCCTCTAGGCCCGGTGCAGTACGACAGGCAATACGTTGACCAGCTTAATAACGTGCTGCGTCTGTACTTTAACCAACTTAACAATGTAGTGGGGAAGCTCGTGGCAAACCAAGGCCCATACGAAGTTTATTTTAGCGATAACGGCGTTGATGCGTTTGGTCGGCTGCGGGTGAGCAACCCCTTCACACTGTTTGATAGCCAAAACAGATACGCTATAGACAATCAGTTCGACACGTCGACAGCCACTGGCGGCACAGCAACCTATCTGAGCAATGAAAGCTCGGTGTCGTTGAATACAACCACCAGCTCCGGCAGTGAAGTAATCCGCCAGACCTACCGCGTGTTTCCGTATCAACCCGGCAAAGGGCTGACGGTACTTGCCACCTTTGTCATGGCGGCGCCGCAGACAAACTTGCGCCAGCGGGCAGGCTACTTCAATACAGCGAACGGCGCGTTCCTCCAGCAGAACGGCACTACAGTCTCGTTTGTCCTTCGGTCAAACTCTTTGCCGACGCCAGGCACGCCAAGCGACGTTCGCACAGTCAATCAAGCTGACTGGAACGTGGATAAAATGGACGGGACCGGCCCAAGCGGGCGCGTGCTAGACCTGACCAAGAACCAGATTCTGTACATGGACTTTGAGTGGCTGGGTACAGGGGATGTTCGCTGCGGATTCTATGTGGATGGGCGGCCTCAGATATGCCACATCTTCCACAACGACAACGAGCAGACTGCTGTGTATATGCAGACAGCCATCCTGCCGGTGCGGTATGAGATCACCAATACGGGAGCGACCGGCTCTGCGTCATCGATGAAACAGGTCTGCTCCTCGGTTATCAGTGAGGGCGGCTACGAGGCAACATCAATTGACCACGTGGCGCGACGCACCACAGTATTGGCCTCGATTGGTACGACATTCCTGCCGCTGGTCTCCATCCGGCTTGCGTCCACGGCGCTCGGCGCAGTCGTATTGCCGAACCGAGTACAGGTGTTGCCGACGACCAGCCAGAACTACGAAGTTGCGTTGTTTAAAAACGCGACGCTGACAGGTGCAAGCTATGCCGCAGTCAGTTCGGATGCCAACGTGGAGGCTGACGTAAGTGCCACGGCCATGACAGGAGGCACCATCGTTCAAACGGACTACGTAACGACCAGCGGTAGTGGCGGAGCGGGGATTCTGGTAGCGCCCACCGGGTACAACTTTGACTTGCAGTTGGGCGTGTCGTTGGCGGGCGTCAGTGACATTTATACAGTCGGCATCCGAACAGTATCCGGTGCCACCACGGGCGATGCCGTAGGCTCGCTGTCGTTCTACGACCTGACTCAGTGAGATAGATATGTCGGAATATGATGATGGCAGTGCGGAAAGACAAGCAGCCGCATATCGAGCAATGGGGTACGAGTGGGTAGAGGGCGGAGAAGGTGGAAGTTATACATATACCGGACGATCTCTTCTGCCCCCGGTTGAGCCTCCTACATTACGTGTAACTCCGGGCATGACGGAAGCGCAATTACAAAAACTAACGACACAAA